CTTAGAGGTTATTACCGATTAAGCAGCGGTTGTGAGCGCCGTCCACGTGGTCGAACCGTTCGTGTTGATGTACGCACGGGTCGAAGTCGTGCTACCATCGCTACGGAGGTAGAGCGAACCCTGTGCAGCAGCAACAGTCGGAACGCCTGAACCGAAGTAGATGCCCATGCCAGCGGCGACGTTGGTTGCGATGAATGCAGAAGCACCACCAGCGACAAGGCCAGTAGCGCTGTCAGCCGTGACGTTGCCAGTCGCCGTTACCGAAGCTGCCGTGACAGCGCCAGTTGCCGCTACCGTGGTCGCTGCCAAAGAAGTAACCGACGTGGCTGCACCAAAAGTGGCAGTCGTGGTTACATCGCCGGTCGATTGGTTGATCGAGATGGTCTGGAAGCCATTTTCCGAGCGAACTGGACCGTTGAAAGTTGTGTTAGCCATTAAAAATCTCCGTGTAGTAGCACTTCTTCGCACCGTCTCTACTATGTCTGCTAGGGCAGTCGGTACGAATTAATCACCTAGTGCAGTAGGTATAGCACCTAAAAGAAAAGAGGGGAAGTAGTTTCCCACTTCCCCTCCCCCTGTTTCCTTAGGCAGCGCCTTCGGAACCGTACATGCCCAGCGGGTCAGACCAGCCGAACGAATAACGCTCGCGAGACTTGTAACGGACGTTGCCCGTATCGAAGTCACCGTCCATGCTCTGCGCCATCGGCGTACGAACAAAGTGCTTCAGGCCATTTGGCACATCGGTGGTCAGGAACCACGCATCCGTGTCGGTCAAGAAGTGGTTGACGGTGTAGCCTTCCGGGATCGAGCCGTTCGACTTCAGAGCGTTGATGTCGTTATCAGCGGTGCTGACACGCAGTTCCGTCTCAAGGAGACGGGTTGCAACGAACATCAGGCTCGGCGGCACGACGAGCTTACGCGGCTTCGCCGCGATGAGCAGGCCACGTTCATCCGTCCAGCCAGCAATCTGAATGACAGCCGCTTCAAGCGACGTTTCGTTCAGATCAGCAGCAGTCGAAGGGATGTTCGAGTTGGTGCCACCGGAGACGAGCGGGTGCGAAGCCGAGAACAGCGGCTGACCGTCACCACCGGGGTAGTCCGTGTCAAAACCGTTGTTAAGGATCGCAGCAGCTTTCGTCTGCTTGGTGTACGCCATGGCACGAGCCAGAGCCTTCGTGTAACGCGACGACAGCGAGTCGTAGAGGTTATCTTCAATGGCTTCTTCCGTGAGCGAGAACCCGAGGGCAATCGTTTCATGGTTGTAGCGAGCCGTGAAGACTTCCTGCGCGTTGTCGTACGCGATGGCCGAACCTTCGTTCTTAACCGGAGCAGCCGAGAAGCCCGACAGCTTGGTTTCTTCTTCGAACGAACGCTCAGAAGTCTCCGTTTCGAAGATTTCTTTGTGCTCTTCGCCGTAGCGTGCGTATTCCAGACCAAACAAAGCGTTCAGACCGGGCAATAGCTCCTTAAGGAGTTGTGCGCGTGAAATTGCCATTAGTCAGTCTCCTTACACGCCAGTGGGGTTGAGGTACTGGTGCATGCCCTGATTCCACTTGACGATAACTTCGGTGTAAGAACCGGGGTTACCAGCAAGAGCGGTTTCAGGAACAACATCAATGATACGAATCGGCCACGTGGAAGTGGTTGCAGTCGTATCATCAACGGCCACGCGGGAGTTACCCGTGATGGTCGAACCAGTGTTCTGTGCCAGAATAGCGTTCTGACCGACAGCGGCACGCGTTACGTAGCCGATGGTGGTCGAGTTGAACGCCGTAACAACGGCGACTTTGAACAGAGCATCCGGATCGTCTTGCACATAGGCCATGACGTCGGTGATGTTCGTCGTACCGGGGTAGTACTGACGGAAGGTCTTACCAAACACCGGATCGGTGTAAGAGCAACCGAGGAACACGCCAACTGGCGTGGCGGCAGTCGTGCCGGTGTCCTTTGCAAGATACCCGCTGGCCAGCTTCACAACGTCACCATAATAGATGGCCGTCGAAGAGTTGGTCGCAATAGGAATCTGACGCGTAGCACCAGCAAAAACCTGCCCACCGATCAAATTGATCGGCAACAGCCCGTAGGGGGCTGAAACAGAAGGATATGCCATGTTTCTAAGCTCCTAGCTTATTTACCTCTACCAAATGATGTCGATGACTTCTTCTCACGGAAGAGAGGCATGCGAGCATCGCTCTCACGCATGAAGTTGCTGTCCACGGATTCCATCTGGGCCTGATTTTTATTGGCGAAGTATTCCTTACGCTGTGTCATCAGTTCCTTCGGGACCTTGCAGAGCAACAGTCCTGCGACTTCGATGTTGTCTTTGAAACGGCTGTCCGGGTCCACAAACATACGAAACTTCGGCTGTTCTTCGATCCCAACGGGTTCCCAACCTTCTCTCAGCTTCGCTGACATATTGCGGGGGTCGCTTTGACCGAGTGTGGACACGCGTACCCAGCGATAGACGTAACCGGGCTGCTTATCAGGTTCTGGCAGGGTCGAAGCCGGTTGCCATACTTTTGGTCGTTCAGCCTGTTCACGCGTCTTGCGTGGGGTGCGATTGCTGTCGAGCACTTCGTTAATATCGTCCAAAATCCGTTCGCTAGTCATATCAATTCTCCATCTTCATAAGTTCACGGGCATATTGCTCGGGAGTTAGACCCAGTTTTTTCGCGATTACGAGCTGGGACTGCTTAAGCACAATCTTTTTGGGGGATCGGCTACGTGAAGCTGGAGCTACGACTGTGGAGGGCTTGGTCTCTTTTGACGCAGGCTTTTCAGCGGCCATTTCATCCCCGAAGTACTCGGGGAAACGACGACGCATCGTTTTGTCGATTGCGTCCCAATATTCGTCGGAGCCAACAAATTGTTGCCCACGTTCGTTAGTGAGCTTCTGATGAAGCCCAAGCGCCGATGCCGTCATTTCCGCGTCAGTGCCGTACCATGTGTTACGCTCTTGCCACGCAACGGTTTTAGCATCTGGACTCGGAATCTGGTTCGGTTCCGGTTGACTTTGTACCGTGAACTCCGGCTCTTGTAAAGGTGCCGGACGATAATTCTGAATTTGCTGTAACTTATACTGCGCATTGTTCAGTTGTTCTTGCGCTTCGACCAGCTTATCCGCGTCTCCGGACTCATAAGCTTCGCGGTATTCGCGCTTAGCTTTCTCGACCTCAAACTCGGCATTTTGCTTAAAGCTACCGACCAGTGTCTGCTCACCTTGTGACAGGTTCTGCTTAAGCTGGCGGTTTTCTTCGAGCAGGCGCTGGGCTGCACTTAGAGCTTCACTCTGTTCACGCTGATACCGCTCTTTCTCGCGGCGCTCGTCGTGCCAGACCTTTTTCATCTGCTTGAGGCGGATTTTGACCTTCTCGGAGTACTCTTCAAGTTCGTCGGCCTCAAGCTCCTCGACGACTTCCTTAGGCATAGGCTCACGCCCACGGTCTGCCTCAGGGGTATCGTCTTCAATTTCTATGTTGGGTTTATTGTCTTCAGAAACAGGGGTATCGTCTTCAACTTCCCACTGGAAGTCGTCATTTGGCTCTTCCGCCATATTACTTCTCCTTTGTACGGTTACCCGTTTTTACCCGCGAGAAATCCCGCGAGGGTCTTCCACAACAGCTTCGACCGAATCATCATTGATGAGACGGAACTCACGGCCATGAATTTTTACGCGGCTACCTGCGTGCGGGCGCGTCAGGATAAAATCACCCTCTTTGCACCACGGACCGCTGGGGAACCGTTTCTCGTCCTTGTAGCAATCTGGACCCATCTTAAGCACGAAGAGGACCGGTGTAGTCAGTTCTTCGAACCGTAGGGTCTCATCAGCCTTAAGAATGCCACCAGCAGTCTTTTCCTCGGCGTCAGGGATGCCGCACAGGATGCGATACCCCGATGGGTCAGGAAGCTGCTTAGCGCGATCTTCTACAGGGACTTCCGGCTCTTTTGGTTCAGCCGTAATTGGTTTGCCCGCAAGATTAACGAGCGTTGGTTTGTCTGCGCCAATGATCTCAGTCATCGTCGTTTTCCAGTCTTTGTGCAGTATCCGCGAGGATGCTGGTTGCCATCATTAGCCCACGGATAATCCCGCAGGCATACTTATAATCGCCATGATCCTTGGCTGTGCCACGAGCGAGATCGTCGCTCATGACCTTGACCTCTTCTTGGATTTTGTCGGCGATGTATTTTAGTACATCGTTACTCATTCACTTTCCTTTGGCTGCTGGGTTGGGGAAACAGGGGTCTCCGGTTGCGCATGGGACATGGTATCCCGAGCGAGTTCGACGCCGAGCCGAAGCCCAGCCTCTTCTTGCTTGGCGTCCAGATCACTCTTGGACGTAGCAATTTTTGCACCGACCTGAAGGCCAGCGATTTCCTTTTGCGCCGCAATACGTTCGCGCTCAATCTCAATGCGATCCTGATCCGCCGCTGCATCAAGCGCCATTTTCTGGGCTTTTTGCTGAAGCTCTTGCGCTTTAAGCTGAAGCTCCTGCTGTTGCATCTGGACGATGGGGTCTTGCATCATCTGTTGAGCTTGCTGCTGTTGTGCCTCAGCCTGCTTCTTCTGTGATAGCTGTTGTGCAGCGGCAGCGGCCAGACGTGAAATCTGAAGCTCGATGTCTTCGCTCATCTCTGCATTTGGCGGAGGCAGCGGGACACCAGCCTGTTCTTCAATCTGCTTGCGGTAGGCGAATGCCAAGTGCTCCTGCATGTGGGCCTGCATAGCAGCCATGACGGCCTGACCTTGTGGGTTCTGACCGATCATCTGCTGGATTTGTGGGTCCTGCATCATCGTTGTGTGAACAGCAATGTGAGCTTCATGGTCTTGGTAGATAAACGCCTTGACCGGCTTGCCATTGATGACATCCATGTTCTCAGACACGGGGTCACGTGGCTTCATGTCGTCGCCGTCCTTGAGCGGGACAAGTTTTTCAGCGTTCTGGATACCTAGTACCTCAAGCATCTGACGATGCAGATATGGCAAGTCGTAAAGTTGTGGCGCACCCTGCGCGAGTTGCAGAACTGCTTGATATTGCACGATTTTCTGTGCCATCGTCGCAGCGTTGGGGTCGCTGACAGGGATCACCGTGACGGTGTCGTAGTCACCCTTCTTGGCTTTGCGGTCGCCTTCTTCCGGCTCGTAACTATACGTCGCTGGCGTATAGGCAGCGATGATACCCTTAAGAAGCCGGAACTCCTGCTTCATCGAATAGTGAATGCGGGCCTGCACAGCCGACATGGTCTTAAGCGTGCGCTCAAGGATCGCCAGCGTAGTCCCGACAGGAGCCTGACCAGACATATCGCTGATCTTCATGTCTGCTGCACCTGCGAAGCGACGGCCTTCTTCTACGATGGTACCCAGAAGCGAATACAGGACTTGGCTTGGCTCTTTGTACGGCAGCGGCATGATGTTATCACGCATTGTGCCCGAGGCCACGTCCACATCACGCCATTCAGCAGGAGCGATGGGTGTGTCGTCACCCTTTACCCGTAGACCCTTGGTCTTGAAGCCACCCGGCAGATTGCTGAGAGTACCAGCATCGACAAGCTGGCGAATAAGGCTGGTGCCAGACTTAGCAAAAGCACCGACAAGGTGGATAAGGCCAAAAGCGTAGAAACCGAAGCCCGGAACGTACGCGTAGTGCACGAAGTGATTTCTTTTATGTTTGGCGTCATCGTCCGGGTCCCAGTTACGCCGAATGGACAGAATCGTCTCAGTAGCCTTGTCGATGGTCACGACATAAGGCACGGCAATCCCGATTTCGGCTTCGTCTTTGGCAAATTTATCATCTTCGATCACAAGATCAACGTGCATCTCAAGGAGCTTATAGCGGTCGTCTGTTGACGCCCGGAAACCCATCTTCTCAGCAATCGCCTTCTCAATCTCGTCAAAGCTATCGACTGGTTCAGGCAGATCGACTTCACGGTAGAACCCATTGGCTTGGAGCTTTTTAAGCTCGTTCGGGGTCTTCCGCATCACATGGGTGACGCGTTCAGCGACTTCCAAGCTGGACGCGCCATAAGGCACAACGACGTCCTCTGCGGGGACGTACATAGAGACCTGACGACCGAGTGATGGATCGAAGTACACCTTCTTGAACGCATTACCTGCAAGGCCCAACCCCCACAGCATACGCTCATGTTCCGGACGATACTCGACCATCACGTCGGTCAACTGGTAATTCATATCGGCTTGGACGCGTGCAGCGGCATCGCGCTTCTCAGGCGTCTCTTTGCCTACAATCTCCGTCCGCACTGGCCCTTGGGCCGGGAACGTCTCCATCATGGTCTCAGCTTGGAACTTTACGAGCGCTTCTGATAGCAGTGGGTGATATACACCGCAGGCACCGGGCCAAGGTTCGGTCCGGTCTTCAACCTTCATACCCAATAGCTCAAGGCC